GCGAGCCAGCATCAAATCTAGATTTAGAAACAAGGTGCATTTTGTATCTAAGCCCGTCATTATTGGTTTTCATTTCTACGTCTGTTATTTTGTAAATTGACATAGTATATGTAAGTTGTTTACCGAGCGCATCTTCTACTGTAAGTTCTAAAGTTTCTTCTCCGCGGATTGGTAAATCTTCCAACACACCAATGTTGTCATAAACTAAAGCAGTGCCTCGTAAACTGTCATTATCTATAGATTCTTCTATAGAAAAGACTGGTATAAGAGAAACCATATCAACAGTATTACCCGCTTCAGTTGTCATAACTGCGGTTAAGAGCTTATAATGTCCTGGAGTTACAAAGTTACTCATTTAGTTTGTCACGCATTTCTTTTTCTATTTGTGAAACATATTTTTTGTCAATTAAAAATATGTTTCGCTTGTTTTCATTGAGAGCTTGCTCATAGTCGTAAATTCTATATGGTATCCATTCTTCTGGTATGATTCTTTTTATGACAATTCTTTTTCCAGCTTCAGTTCTTAAAATTATTTTATCTTCTTTGCGCAAGAAAAGTGTTCTAAAACTTTCTGGGGATAATTTTAGTATATCTACAGCCATAATCAAACTTCCTTGTAATAATAAACTATGTTATCAGTATTTGTGGTATCTTGAGTCCAAGCGACTACGTCCCAGCCCTTTAAGTTTCCAGATTGAACTTTATATTTGTCCATAAGATAGTTATGAAATGTTTCTTCATCCATCGGCCATTCATTATATGGATCTACTATATTATTTGCTAAATAAACTAACCATGCATAGTTAACATTTCCGTAATAGTGATATGCTATATCTTCTGCTCTATCACCTTCCTGGATTGTGTATGGTAAGTAAATATATGGATTTTGCGATGCTTGATTTAGAAAATTAACTCTACGAGTAACATCTCTTACTGCTACACCATTGTAGTTTATTTGCGGTAATTTATTAAAATATTCACCTGACATTAACCAGCACCTCCACTTGTAGTTTGATCTCCAAAAGTCAGACCAGAATTCATCGTAGATTCTCCATTGTAATCTTCTGCAGTATGTATATCAGCTTCAATTAGATTCATACTCATATTTATCATTGCTGGCTTACCACCTTTAACAAACGCTAAACCATTTGGGCTATAGTTTGTAGAAAACTGGTTTACCATACAAGTCTTGTAGAATAAGAAATACGATTGATCGATTCCAAGAAAAAATATGTCAACCATGCTAGGATAGTTTAAAATTGCTCTGTTAAATCCTGCTACACTGCCATATGATGGCAAAATATTTCTTCTTATTAAATTTGTTATATCTCTTAAAACATCGGAATCTGATTGAGACTGAGGAGCAAATGCCCAGCTAAAACTTGGCTGTTTTAATGTAACGCCCTCGAAAAATAGTGACTGTTTAGGGTTCGTCGTGTTTCCTAACCCTGCGTCTATAGATCTACCAGCGCCTGGTAGGACATTTTCTATAGCTCTTCTACCCAAAAATGCGGCGTTTCTACCCACATCGCCAGCATCGGTACTAAACAAGCTACCAAAATCTGGCATCATACTTGCAGCCCCCGCTCCTAAGGATTTAATTAACTGTCCTTTCGTAATATCACCCGCACCACCGAACGCAGAAGCAGCACGAGATACCATTTCACCAGACAGCCCAGCTTCATAACCCTGAACGTTTACACTGAAAGATTCTTCTATATTTTGTGGTAACGGTAAAAGTACCGCTTGTTTGCTAGCCAAATTCATAGATGTAAAAGTATCAGCTCCAACCTTATTTAATGCTCTTTTCTCCGGATCACCCGGAGGTGTGTAAGCATATGAGCTAAAAATCATGAGCATAGAATGGGCACCAAGATCTTTAGGAAACTGTAGTAAACTCGGTACTGAATTTCTTTTGCTTCTTTGTATTACATCATTTGGTCTTTGCGATTGTACCAATTGTAAAATCCTTTATAAATAGCTTTATTACCTTTATTTATATTAAAAGAGGCAGGCGTGGCATACAGCGGAAGATTTAGACCTAAAAATCCAAACAAGTACAAAGGCGACCCGTCTAAGATTATTTATCGTTCTATGTGGGAATTTAAGTTTTTTCGCTATGTCGATGAACATACAGATGTTATTTGGTGGGCTTCTGAAGAATATGTTATACCATACATGTCTCCGATAGACGGTAAAATGCACAGATATTTTCCGGATGTCGTTTTAAGAAAAAAGACACCATCCGGTGATACTGAAACTATAATGATTGAAATAAAACCAAAGAGCCAAACTAAGCCACCTGATATAGCAAAAAAGAATGCGACTCCGTCTGGTAGAATTTCAAAAAGGTATATAAACGAAGTGAAAACTTACGGAACTAACGATGCAAAATGGAAAGCAGCTCGCAAATTTTGCGAAGAGCGCGGATGGAAATTTGCAATATTTACCGAAACAGAGCTTGGGATAAAGTAATGGCAGCTAAAATATTTGATGATATGCTTCTCAAAGGAATACGTTCTGGCCAGGTACCTGCGCGTACTCAAGCAGCTAGGGATTGGTATAGAGATCAATCTAAATTGGTAAAAAAATCTGATATACAAGAAATGAAATTTATTAGGCAAATGGGTTCTGACCGATATGAAAGTAGATTTAGAATAGGTCATATGTATATGTTTGTGTATGATCCTAAGCACAAAGAAACGTTACCATATTATGACCGTTTTCCATTAATTTTTCCGATAAATAAAGCAAAGGGTGGTTTTCTTGGAATTAACTTTCACTACCTCCCACTGCAATTAAGGGCGAAACTAATGGACGCGTTATATGACGTAGCATCTAATGATAAGTTTGACGAAACTACTAAGCTGAGAACTTCATATAGCATATTGAGCGGTGCCTCAAAGTATAAAGAATTTGCACCGACCATAAAGCATTACCTAACAAATCATCTTGTGACAAAACCAGTTTACATAAATCCTACTGAGTGGGACATAGCATTATTTCTTCCGACAGAAAGATTTGTTGGCGCAAACAAAACAAAAGTCTGGCAAGATTCCAGAAAGATTATCAGAGGAAGCCGTTAATGTTTAACATAAATGAATTCAAAGGCGCAATGAATAAGTATGGCGGGCCAGCTCGTAAAAACCTATTCGTTGTTGAAATAATAAAAACACCGAATGGCAACGATGGCATGAGTACTTCTGATTTAAGATTTTTCTGCCAATCTGCAACGACTCCTGGAATAAATTTTGCAGTTCAAGATTACATGCCAAATGGTTTTGGACTTCGTCAGACTGTGCCTATAGCAGTAAATTTAGATCAATTTAATGCAATATTCATGTTAGATTCTGATCACATGGTTCTTCGTTTCTTTCATCAATGGATGCAAACAATTATAAATTACAACTACGGAGATGGAGCTTTTTCTGAAGTTGGAGAAAAATTACCTTTTGAGATTGGTTATAAAGAAGACTTTGCTGCTACTATTATAATTAAGCATTATAGTACCGATTCTCCAGATAGCTATTACGAATATACTCTATATGAAGCCTTTCCTACTCAAATAAGCGGCGTTGATAGCGCGTGGAGCGACAATGATTCTTTTGCTACAGCGACTGTAAATTTTGCATATTCGCATATAACTATGACTGGAACTAAAAGAGGTTCACCAACTAATAGAAATACAAGAGGAACTGGGCTTTTAGATCTTATCAATAGAACTGGAAAGACTGGGCAAGTTATAAATCAATTGTCCTTGCCTAGATCAATACAAGATGCAATAAATTCATTTACACAGATAAATACTGGTATAAATGGATTGAAAAACGGATTTTCACAAATTAAATCTGGCTTAAAAAATATTTTTTAATGAGGAGACTATAACATGGCACTACCTAAAATTGACCTGCCGATATATGAATTGGAATTACCTTCAAATGGTAAAAAAGTAAAATATAGACCTTTTACTGTAAAAGAAGAGAAAATATTACTTATTGCTAAAGAATCTGAAGATAACAATCATGTTATAACATCGATCAAACAAATAGTAAATAATTGTTTGTTCGATTGTAATGTAGATGATTTAGCATTATTCGATTTGGAATATATTCTTATAACAATAAGATCTAAATCTGTGGATAGTATAGTAAGTTTTGAAATTACAGATCCAGAAACTGAAGAAAAAATACCACTTGAATTAGATTTGTCTAATGTAAAAGTTGAAAAAGATAAAGATCATACTAACCAAATTAAAATATCTGATGAATATATCATGTTTTTGAAGTACCCAAGCATCGATGATTTTTTTAATTTAATTACAGATAAAAATACCTCGGCAGAAAAAAACTACAATATTATGATCACATGCATAGATAAGATTGTGTCTGAAGATGATGTTTTTAATCTCAAAGATTTTTCTAAAAAAGAAATAGATGAATTTGTAGAAGGTTTGAGTAGCGATGTCACTATTAAAATGAAAAAATTCTTCGATACAATTCCAAAAGTTAGACACGAAATACAGTATAAGAACTCAAAGGGCGAGGATAAAATTTTCGTTATTCAGGGCACACAAAGTTTTTTTATCTAATCTTGAGCCATTCTAATCTGCAAAATTATTATCATAAAATTTTTAGCATGGCGCAGCATCATAAATATTCAATAAATGAATTGGAGTCTATGATGCCTTATGAAAGAGATTTGTATTTTAGTTTGTTACTAGATTATATCAAAAAAGAACAAGAAAAAAATAGAAAGTAATTAGATGGCTACGATGGACGATCTAAAACAAGTTATGGAATCCGTGGAACTTGCAATAGTAACACAGACTTCTAGTATAATGGAATTAGTAGATATTCAAGAAAAAGCTCTTGAAGCGCAAAGAAGATCTCAACAACTTGGAAGAGTAAGTCGATCATCTGCTGGGCCCGGTGCTCTTGGCGGATTGAATTCTAGCTTAGGTTCAATTTTAGGCGCCCCTGGCCAAGTTATTGGTGGGGCAGCAAATGCGATTGGTGGCGTATTAACCGGCATTGGTGGGGCTGCAGGTGGCGCTGGTCTTGGTATACTTGGCACGGGGCTTGGTGCACTTTCTGTTGGGTTGGCTTCTTTTGCTAACCCAGCTACACTTATCGGCGGCACAGCGGTTGTAGCTTTCTTTGGCGGTTTAGCCGGTGTAACTTGGTTATTTGGTAAAGGTGTAGAACAGGTAGGAAAGGGTTTTGAAACAGTAGCCTCAGGAATGACTAAGCTTGATGAAGCAGGAAAAACTGTAAACACTGATAATATGATTAAAGTTGGTGAAGACCTGGCAGCATTTTTAAATTCTATAGGTGAGACTACTTCGCTTAGTGGTTTATACGGTGCAGCTATAACATTTTTAACCGGCGATTTAGATAAAATCGCAAGCGGCCTCAATAGTCTAAATAATGTAACTGTAGATAAAGCAAAACTAGAAGCCGCTGGTCAGGGTTTAAATGTATTTTTAAAAGGATTAGGTGAAGGTTCTTTCTGGGACAAATTTAAGGGAATCATAACTTCTACGTTTGTGCCTGATATGCAAGGCATAGTTGATGGTGTAAACTCGCTAAGCACGATTACTACAGATTTTAATGTAGATAAAATGAAACCAATAGCCGAAGGTATGGAATTAATATACGGACCACTAGCCAATTTTTCTGTCAGCGGTTTTTTTGCTAATTTTGTTGGTGCTAACGCTCTTACAGATCTGGTAGTAGGAATAAATTCTCTAAATGGTGCACAAGTAGACAACTTAGATGGTGTTTCTAAAGGACTTGACACAATCTATTCATCTTTAACATGGTTTACTTCTACTGGTGTTCTTGCTAATTTAGTGGGTAAAAATGCTTTTACTGATTTAACAGATGGTGTAAATTCGATCAATGGGATGCAAATCAATAATGTTGACGCGGTATCTATCGCTTTAAAAACAATTTACAATCCACTTACGCTATTTACATTAACTGGTGTTCTTGCTAATTTAGTGGGTAAAGATGCTTTTACTGATTTAACAGATGGCTTAGATTATGTATTAATAAGCTTAGGTACTGATGCTAAATATGCGCAGGCTATTAAAGCATCAGGAGCATTAAACGCTATAAGTAAAGGATTATTAGCGTTTACTGCTACAGATTTAGCATCTAGTCTTGCTAGTGTGGGTACTGCTATTGTAGGTTTATTTGCAGATTCGCCTTTTGAAAAAATAATAGAATTGGCAGATAGTGCAGACGCTCTTGAGAAGTCTGGAAATGCTATTCAAAAAGTTGCTGATGCTCTAGTAACGTTTGGAAATGTGCAATCAAATATATCAGATGTAGATTTTGAAAAGATGGCCAAAAATTTAGCAAAGTCAATACCGCTATTTGAAG